TCGGGGTTTAACTTAACTATTGACCTTATTCCCAAGATTTACGACACCGAGCGCATTGCTCGTATCGTAGGTGTTGATGGCGAAGTGTCAATGGTTAAGTTAAACCCCGACCAGCCTGAACCAGTTAAGAAGATCGTTGACCAAACAGGCGTTGTAATTGAAAAAGTCTACAACCCTAGCGTTGGTATATATGATGTTGTGGCTACCACAGGCCCAGGCTACATGACTAAGCGCCAAGAAGCCCTTGAAGCTATGGCTCAGATTCTTCAGGGTAATCCCGAGCTTTGGAAGGTGGCTGGCGATTTGTTTGTTAAGAATATGGATTGGCCTGGCGCTCAAGAGATGTCTAAACGCTTGGCTAAAACGATTGATCCTAAGCTTATTTCCGATACAGACGAAGATCCGGCTTTGCAAGCTGCACAGCAGCAAATGCAAGCAATGGCTCAAGAAATGGAAGGAATGGCTCAAATGTTGCAAAACGTCAACAAATCAATGGAAGCACAAGATTTGGAACGCAAGAACTTTGAGGCTGAAATTAAGGCATATCAGGCTGAAACCCAGCGGATTAGCGCTGTTTCAGCAGGTATGACCGCCGAACAGATCCAAGATATTGTCATGGGTACGATTGCAGCCGCTTTAGATACTGGCGACCTTGTTGGAAACGAATTGCAACGGGAACCCATTGAAATGCCTGAGATGCCGCCTGAAATGATGGCGCCTGAACAGCAGATGCCGCCTGAGATGATGCCCCCAGAACAAATGCCACCTGAAGGGATGATGCCACAATGAGCTGCGAAAAATTTATAGGAATGTTGTTTCTAGCGCGGGATGTCACCCATTCAGCGCACCTTAATACCCGTAGCTACGCCAAACACAAGGCGTTACAGAAATTTTACGAGAACATTATTGACCGGGCAGATGCGTTTGCCGAGGCGTACCAGGGACGAAAAGGGTTGATTGGCCCGATTGCGTTAGCGTCAGCCAAAAAGACCAATAACGTCCTTGAATTTTTAGAAGATCAACTTGCCGAGCTAGAAGTCATGCGTTACGATGTGTGTGATAAATCAGATGCGCCGTTGCAGAACTTAATTGACGGTATTATTGAGCTGTATTTAACAACCCTTTATAAACTTCGCTTTTTGGCGTAAGGAATTAACATGGCAAATTACACATATTCAGACGCAACCGTACAAGTAAAAGTTGGTGCAGGTAAACTTTACGGTATTTTTGTATCAACAACTTCTAGCGGCACTTTGACTGTTTATGACAGCCAAGCTAAAAGCGCTAGTGACCCAAAAATTGCAAACACTATCACCGTAGCAGCAGGCACACAGTATCTAAGCTTTCCTAATGGAATATTTTTTAATAAAGGCTTGTATATTGTGCTTGCAAATACCGCTACTTTTACGGTAGTCTACGAGTAATAAATTTTTAAATCGTACTGGCGCGATACACCAGGGTTTCTAAGGAAACATCGAAATGGACGAAAGTCAAGAAGTAGTACCAGCGGAAGTATCCGCGCCAGAGCAGGTGGCAACGGCTGCACCTGAAACTGAAGTAACAGCGCCGGAAGCAGTAGAACCAGCAGCAGAAGCACCCAAGACCTTCTCACAAGAAGAACTTGATGCCGCTATTGGTAAACGACTTGCTAGAGAACAACGTAAGTGGGAAAGAGAGCAGGCAGCTAAAGCCGCTGAAAAGCAGCTTAAAACTCCAGTAGAAATCCCGCCGATTGAGCAGTTTAATTCACCTGAAGAATATGCCGATTTATTGGCAGAACGTAAGGCAGAAGAATTGCTTGCTAGGCGTGAACAAGCTAGAGCGCAGTCTGAGATCCTTGAGTCCTTTCACGATAGAGAAGAAGAAGCGCGGAATAAGTACGATGACTTTGAACAAGTAGCGTATAACCCTAAGCTCCCAATCACTAACGAGATGGCTCAAACGATTCAATCTTCCGAGGTTGGCCCCGACATAGCTTATTACTTAGGGTCTAATCCAAAAGAAGCTGATCGTATTTCTCGTTTATCACCTCTCCAACAAGCCAAAGAATTAGGGAAAATTGAGGCTAAATTAGCTGATAACCCAGTTGTAAAAAAGACTTCGAGCGCCCCAGCACCAATTGCTCCGATTACGGCAAGATCCTCTGGATCGCCCGCAACAGACACGACTGACCCTCGTTCGATTAAGTCGATGAGTACGTCAGAGTGGATTGAAGCGGAACGCCAACGTCAGATCAAGAAGTGGGAAGCGCAGAGAAACCGCTAACTATTTTTTTAATTAGGACTTTATTATGTCAAATTCGATCTTAACCATCGACATGATTACCCGCAAGGCTCTTGAGATCCTTGAGAATAATCTTGTACTCACACGTAACGTAAACCGCCAGTATGACGATTCTTTCGCTGTTGAAGGCGCAAAAATCGGTTCTACTCTCCGTATTCGTCTACCAGACCGCGCTTTGGTAACTGACGGTGCCGCCCTGCAAGTTCAGGACGACAACGAGCAGTTCACAACTTTGACTGTAGCGTCACAAAAGCACATTGGTGTTAACTTCACCTCTGCTGAATTGACAATGCAGTTAGATGACTTTGCAGAGCGTGTTTTGAAACCACGTATTTCTCAGTTGGCTTCTTCTATTGATGCAGACGTAGCAAACAGCTACAAAGCAATCTATAGTTCAGTTGGCACTCCTGGCACAACTCCTTCTACTTCTTTGGTGCTGTTACAAGCTCAACAGAAGTTGAACGAAAACGCTGCTGTTATGTCCCCACGTTACGCTACTGTTAACCCAGCAGCCAACGCAGGTTTGGTTGAAGGCATGAAAGGTCTGTTTAATCCTACAGACACAATCAGCCGTCAATTCAAGAATGGCATGATGGGTATGGGCGTATTGGGCTTCGACGAAGTTAACATGAGCCAATCTATCAAGCAGCACACCACTGGCACACGTTCTACAGCGGATACCATCCTTGTAAACGGTACTGTAACAACTGAAGGCCAAACAACTATCAGCATTGATGGTGGTACTGGTTCTGCAACTGTTACCGTTGGTGATGTATTTACCATTGCTAACGTGTTCGCTGTTAACCCACAAACCCGCGAGTCAACAGGTAGCTTGCAACAGTTCACTGTAACTGCTGCTAACACTGCTTCTGGCGGTGCTTGGACTAACATTGCTATTTCACCAGCTATGTTTACCTCAGCTAATGCTCTAGCAACTATCAATGCGTTCCCACAAGACGGCGCAGCGGTAACTTTCTTAGGTGCAGCTTCTACCCAGTACGCTCAAAACTTGGTTTACCACAAAGATGCGATCACTTTTGCGACCGCTGACTTGTTGTTGCCACAAGGTGTTGACATGGCTTCACGCCAAGTTCACAACGGTATCTCTATGCGTGTTGTACGTCAGTACGACATCAATAACGACCGTTTACCTTGCCGTATTGACGTTCTGTATGGCTTTAGCACAATTCGTCCACAAATGGCCTGCCGTATCTGGGGTTAAATCTAAATGCTCCCGCGCAAGCGGGGGCTTTTTAAACTTATTTTTTAAAGGAATTTCATCATGGCTCTCCCAAATGGTGCAGGTGGTTATCAAGTTAACGACGGTAACGTCGGTGAAGCATTATTGTTTGTACAAGGCGCTCCAACAACCCTAACTGCTGGCGCAACTGCAACCGCAGCTCAGTTAGCAAATGGCTTGTTTGTATTTAACGGTACTGCTGGCAATTTAGTTCTACCAACCGTAGCTTTGCTTGAAGCTGATGTTTCTAGCGCAACTAAAGTTGATGCAGCGTTTGACTTTATCGTCATTAACGCTGATGCAACAACTGACGACGTTACGTTGACTGTTGGCACAGGTTGGACAATTGTTGGTAATCCAATCGTAGCTGAAGCTACTTCAGCTCAGTTCCGCGCCCGTAAAACTGGCGAAGGTACTTGGACTGCGTATCGTATTGCTTAACGTAATATCCCGCCCTTCGGGGCGGGTTTCTTTTTAAGGAAAAATTATGTCTACAAATACTAAACCTATTGGGGTTGCGTATGCAGATCAATTACTAGACGGCGCTCGTTTTGTTCCTGAAGTTGCGGCTAATACCGCCGCTTTAACGACTATTACATCGACGGCTCCTGGCACTCCTGACTATGCAATTCAAGATTTAACACAGACAACTCCTTTTGGCTTTGCAACTAAAGACGAAGGAAATTCTGTATTGGCGGTTATTGCTAACCTTCAAACCCGTGTTTCTCAACTTGAAACTAAGTTGGCTGTTTACGGCTTATTACCTTAATAAAATAGGGGCTTCGGCCCCTATCTAACTAAAAAGAATATGACAATCTACTTAAGACATCCTGAGCATGGCACTAAAGTTGCCACGATGGAATTAGAAGCAGAAAATGATGAACAAAACGGCTGGGTAAGATATACTCACGATACGCCATCAATTTCTGAAGAAGTTGAAACAGTAGAAGAAACTACTGAAGTTGCGGCTCCTGTTAACACACTGGAAGTAAAAAGACGTCGTAAAACCGCACAGTAAGGAGTTGTTATGGCTACTACCGCCGCCGAACAGATTAATGGAGCATTACGCTTAATCGGAATGCTCGCCGAGGCTGAAACGCCTTCCGCTGCTACGGCTCAAGATGCCCTTGCTGCGCTAAATCAAATGATTGACTCTTGGAATACCGAGCGTTTATCTGTCTTTTCTACCCAAGATCAAATCGTATCTTGGCTGCCAAACACTTATGTTCATACTTTAGGGCCTACTGGCGATACCGTTGGTAATCGTCCTATTTTGGTCGATGACGCGTCGTATTTCCGCGATCCCCAGTCTGGCATTTCGTTTGGTATTAAGTTAATTAACCAACAGCAATACAACGGTATTGCAGTTAAAACGGTGACTTCCACCTACCCACAAGTTATGTGGGTCAACATGGAATACCCCAACATTACTATGACGGTGTACCCAGTTCCAACCAAATTGTTGGAATTTCATATAGTTTCGGTCAATGAGTTAATGAGCGTTCCAAGCCTGTCAACTGATATTTATATGCCTCCTGGCTATCTTAGGGCGTTTAAATACAACTTAGCTTGTGAAATTGCTACTGAATTTGGCGTAGAACCCCCACCTAATGTGGCTCGTATTGCCATGACTTCCAAGCGCAATCTGAAGCGCATTAATAATCCTGACGACATTATGTCCTTGCCTTACAGCATTGTGGCTACACGTCAGCGGTATAACATTTTTGCCGGTAACTACTAATGCAAACGCCGATTTTAGGCCAAGCTTATACGGCTAGGTCGGTTAACGCTGCGGATAACCGCATGATTAATTTGTTCCCTGAAGCCGTGCCTGAAGGCGGTCAAACAGGGGGTTTTCTTAACCGCGCCCCAGGGCTACGTTTTTTAGCTACGGTTGGTACTGGCCCTATCCGTGGGCTTTGGACTCATACAACTGCTGGCTTAGACGCCTACGTGGTGTCTGGCAACAAGTTTTACAAAATTGATACTGCGTACAATGCTACTTTATTAGGCACTGTAGCTGGAACTGGCCCAGTATCTATTGCTGATAGTGGCTCACAAATCTTTATTGCTGCTGGCGCTACTGGCTACGTTTACACCGAATCAAACAATACTTTTGTACAGGTTACCGATCCTGACTTTGCAGGTGCTACAACGGTTTGTTACATTGACGGCTATTTTGCGTTTAACCAGCCTGATAGCCAGATTATTTGGGTAACAGGTATTCTTGACGGTACATCTATTAACCCGTTAGCTTTCGCTGCTGCTGAAAGTTCTCCAGACAAAGTCGTAGCGGTCGTTAACAACAACCGTGAAGTTTGGGTATTTGGCTCAGGCACAACCGAAGTTTGGTATGACGCAGCTACCACACCATTTCCTTTATCGCCCATCCAAGGCGCTTACAACGAAATTGGATGTGTAGCCCCTTTTTCTATCGCCAAACTTGATAACAGCTTGTTTTGGCTTGGTGCTGACCCCCGTGGCTACGGTATTGTCTATCGTAATCAAGGCTACACAGGCAAACGGGTATCTACCCACGCCGTAGAGTACGCCATTCAAAGCTACGGCGACGCTACAGACGCTGTAGCGTATACATACCAACAAGAAGGCCATGCTTTTTATGTGCTAAATTTTCCAAGCGCTAACGCTACTTGGGTTTATGACGTATCTACTAACGCTTGGCACGAACGGGCGGGCTGGAACAACGGCGCATTTACCCGCCACCGTGGTCAATGCCAAATGAACTTTAATAGCCAAACCATTGTTGGCGATTATGAAAATGGCAACCTATACGCGTTTGACCTTGATGTTTACGCTGATAATGGTGCAGTGCAAAAGTGGGTTCGCTCATGGCGTCCATTGCCACCTAACCAAAACAATCTAAAACGTACCGCCCAGCACACCCTTCAATTAACTTGTGAGTCAGGCGTTGGGCTTAATTTAGGTCAAGGGCAAGACCCACAAGTAATGCTCCGTTGGTCTGATGATGGTGGCCATACGTGGTCTAACGAACATTGGATTTCAATGGGTAAGATCGGTGAGTATGGCTATCGTGCTATCTGGAGGCGTCTAGGAATGACTACAAAGCTCCGTGACCGCATTTATGAGGTTTCAGGTACTGACCCCACTAAAACGGTAATCGTAGGCGCAGAGCTATTCTTAAGCGGTACAAACACAAATGGCTGATATAACCCTTCTGCCGTCAGCTAAGGTTCCCCTTATTTACGACGGGGAGCTTACCATGACGACTGAATGGTATCGCTTTTTTTGGAATGTCTACGGATTTACAAGCGCTGGCGTACTTCCTGTTAGTAAAGGCGGTACAGGATTAACCACTATCGGTAACCACGAAATCATTATTGGCAACACAAACAGTGTGTTTGAGCCTGCCGTATTGCGTGGGTTTGGCGTCAGTGTTACGTACGACCCTGGCTTTGTAAACATATCTATTGGCGCTTCAGGCGTAACCCCAGGGACTTATGGCAACGCAGACACAGTAG